TCCCCGCATCCACATCTATCTTTTTCTACAGGATTGATAAAATCAAATCCCCCGTTTAAACCTTTTGTTATCCAATCCATTGTTGCATTATTTAAATATACTAGGTCTCTTTCTTTTATTTTTATAATAAAATTAGAATATACTATACGAGCATCCATTGGATCAAATGTATCGGTTTTTATGCTTTCTATTGTGTAAGCAAGACCACTACAACCCGTTGTCTTAACACCTATTCTTATCCCACAACCACCATTTTTGATTAGATAGTCTTTTACCTTTTCTTCAGCAAGCGGTGTGAGTTTAATCATTTCCAAATAACCATTTTAAACTTTTCTTTAGGAATATTAAAATAATTACATTTCCAATCTGACTGTTGGAAAAAATTTAAATGATGCCATTCATCTTTATGGTATAACATCTTTTTACCTGCATCTTCCCAATCGATTGTAGCAAAATTTGCCTGCATCATTAATTTATATACTTGAACATCTTCATAATCAAAACCATCATACTCCCAATGCAATATTTCAAATGCATTACCTTCTCTATCAACATAATCCATACTAAAATCTAATCCCCATTTAGGTCTAACAGAAATTATTTTATGTATAAGAGGCAGTTCCTTGGCCCATTGCGTTAGTTGCTCTAATGCTTCGCCTATATAACCTTTGCGTTCAAATAATAAACTATGGTTTAAAACGGCACCTTCTATTTTTTCATTTTGAGTGAACCAAGGTTTTTTTAAAGCAATTCTATTTGGTCTATGGTTATAGAATCTAGTGTCATTTTCTATTGCATAATATTGTTCTAATAATGTCAAATCATAACCATTCTGATCAAATAGATCAAGATCGGATACTGTTGGCTTTTTATAAATTCCATTTTGCCAGTATCCGTTGGATGAAAAAATATTATGAGAAAGTTCTATCAATTATAACCTTTGTCGACATTTTTATTTTCGCATTTTGCACATTCGCATTCGGTACATTCGCATCCCTCCGTAGAGCAGCTATGTCCGCAATGCTGTTCGCATCCGCATTTACATTTATACGGTATATATCGTTCGTGTAAAAATTGTTCTGCCATTTTTTTATCCTTCGCAAGCTAAACAAGCGTCCCCGTCAATCATAGCCTTCATATCAAGTTCTTTGATAACATTGCGCTCAATCTTTTTAGAAACTTTATCTGCTTTACCAATCTTTTCAGAACGGCAATAGTAAAGTGTTTTTAATCCTTGTTTCCAAGCCATAAAATGCACAGCGTGCAAGTACATAACATTTGCATCTGGTCTAAAGAATAGATTTACAGACTGTGCTTGATCTATATATTGCTGTCTATCTGCAGCATGTTGTATTAACCAGCGTTGATCTATTTCCATAGATGTTTTAAATACATCTTTATCCCAATCCGATAGCCAATCCAAGTGTTGTACCGAACCATCATTGGCAATAATTGAAGACCATATCTCATCATATTCCATACCAAGTTTATTTCCAATGGGAGGACTGTCGCAATACTTTTTAATAATAGCATCAAGCCATTTATTTTTATTCAATGCTGAACCCGATAATGTATCTTGTCTGTAAGCATTTGCTCGCAAAGGTTCAATGGATGGAGATGTATTTCCCATAATAATAGAACTACTTGCATTAGGAGCAATAGCCAACATATGACTAAATCGTCTACCGGTACCTTCTGCATCAGGTGCTTCACCACGTTCTTTACCAAGCTTTTTGTTTGCTTTGTCTAGACCAGTTCTTATGTGTTTAAAGATTTGCGTGTTTCTTCCAACTGCCATTGCGCTTTCCCATGGTATGCTATTTCGCTGTAGATAAGCATGCCAGCCCAGAGCACCGACACCAATGCTGCGCTCACGTATGGCACTATACCTTGCACGCTCAATGGCGGAAGGAGCATTATCAATAAAATACTGAAGAACATTGTCAAGCATCTCGGCAACATCAGTAAGAAATAGAGAGTCGTTTTTCCAATCATCATAGTACTCCAAGTTTAATGATGACAAGCAACATACCGCAGTACGCTGTTTATCTGTAGGTAAAATAATTTCTGAGCATAGATTAGATTGTTTGATACTTAGACCAAGTTTCTTTTGAAAATCGGGCATTTCTCTGTTACTTGTATCTATAAAATGCAGATACGGTTCACCTGTCATCATTCGCATTTCTAAAATACGCTGCCATAATTCTCTTGCAGGAATAGTATCTCTTACTTCTCCAGAATGAGGATCCTTTAATTCCCAAGTATCATCAGCATGAGCATCCAACATACTCTTTTCAACCAATCGCATAAAATCATCAGTAATATTAATGCCGTGATGCAAATTGAGCGTCCTCATATTTGGATCGCCCGTTGGCTTTCTCATTTCAAGAAATATAAGAATATCGGGGTGGCTAATGTCAAGGTAAGCAGCATAAGAACCTCGGCGAGTTCTTCCCTGTCTATACGCAAGACTAGACGCATCATATGTGCGCAAATGAGGCATGACACCAACAGACTTATCGTCAGCAGAACGAATACCAATTCCAATTCCTACTCCTCCACCAAGCATGCTGAGCCAGTTGACTTCGGCAAGGGTGCTGACCAAACCCTCAGCGGAATCATCAAGATACGGCAAGAAGCAAGAAATAGGTAGCCCACGCTTAGAACGACCAAAGCTAAGGATTGGAGTACTATAGCTAAGCCAATGATTACTGGCGTAATCGTAAAGGCGCTGAGCGTGTTTAGGATTACTTCCGAATGCTTTTGAAACATATGCAAATCTTTCTTGAGGAGATACTTCCTCATCCTTCATGTAACTTTCTTTTAATCTCTTGATACCCAATTCATCAAATAAACTATCTCTAGAATAATCGACATTAATCCCATGGACTACATCTTTAGTCATCTTTTCTCCAATTATTGTTTTTGTTTTTACTTAACCGATTCAAATATATTTTTTTGAATTTTATACCATTCTATCCAACCATCATTTTTTACTGCACATTCATAGTATGTGGTATAGTTATTTGTGATTGTTTTTGTAATATCACTCAATGCTGCATCTTCAGTAGTCTTTTCTAATTGAGGACAAGTCTTCATTAGAGTTTCAGGTGCTTCTGGGAATTTTGCTGTAATAGGTACGGCAGTTGAACAGCCAACCATTAATAATAGTAACAAATATTTCATTTTGGTGCCTCTGCAGCATCATTAATTGCTTTAATAAATTCTTTAGGTATTTCACATTGTCCGCCAGGTGCAAACTTAGTATCATACTTCACAATCTCTCTGTCTATATATTTTACAATGTCATCACCTTTAGTTTTTATAATCTGAGTCTTTGTGACAACTTTGTTGACTATTTTAACATTTTCTTCTTTAGATTGCTGTTCCGCGATAGCCAATTTAGCTTCAACTTCTTTTACTCTAGCTTGCCAAACTTTTTCGTTATTTAACCCACCTTCAAGAAAAATTGCAAGTACCAAGATAAAGTATCCGACTATACGCATAGGTATAGAATACGATTTTAATAAGGGTATTGTTGTAAGAATTTTACCAACAACAACTAAGACTATTCCAATGACAAGAATAGCATGAAAAACCCAATCAGGAAGAAAGCTTAAGATCCACATATTTTATACTCCAAGAGTTATTATATATCGATTCATAACTCTTTAGACATGGGAAATACTTCAGAAATAACCTTAGCGCATGCTTTTGCAACTTCAATATGTTCTTTTTGTGTGCCATTTTCCGAGCGAAGTTGAATATAATGAATCCAACTACGAAGTGTACCTGCCATATAGAGCTTAGAAACAGTTAATCCCTCAGGCAATACTGCTCTAGCTTGTTCCTTCGCAATACCCATAGATATAGCTGTTCGATATGTTTGTTTGGCAAGTTTAATAACTTTATGCTGTTCTTCTTCCCACCAACGATTTATTTCTCTATGATCTAGATTATTTACCATATCTAAATCAATAGAATTTTGTCTATTCTTTTCATCTTGTAAACGTGTTTCTCGTATTACAAAATCTAAGTCTTGCGTAGGATCGGCATAACGCTGACTAAATTCTTGAAAGGAAAATGATCTATGTCGTAGCATTTGACGTGCAATATCCCTAGTAGTTTCAATCTCAAGTGTGAGCGAAACCATCTCTAAAGGAGACCAATGTTTATTTTTAATCAAATACTTAATCAACTTTTCAGAAGTTTCTTTGTTATTCTGATTAGATGGATTAGAAACTCTTGCACAAAATGCAATAAGTTCCGTCATATTCTCTGCAAAATTCATTGCAGGTTGTGAATAAGAAATAATTTCAACTTTCATTTTTAATCCCACAGATTTTCATAGTACTTACCAAACAATCTGAAACCATTACTAATTCTATCCTGAACCTTTTTTATACCATCGTAGTCACATTTGTAAGTGTCATTGTGTCCCTTTTCCATTTTATATAGTTTTGGTTTACCATTATCATCCCATTCACATGGAACAGACTTTACATCATGTACACCAGAACTAAATGCATCTTGCCACGTATCGTCAACTTTATGCTCAAAGGCAAAGATCATTTCGTCAAGTGCCCAATCCCAACGCTTGAAGTGATTGGCATCAGTGTCCCACTCATTTACTTTAGCTGGAGCTGATGTGGACTTTAGTTCTTCCGGAACATCAAAATCGTCAACCAAAGGAGAACCATGTTTAGTATCCTTTAACTGTTTTAGCATAGGCAAAATTATATTTGCCAATGTATGATCCATAGACCACGTATCATACTTATCAATTTTTACATACTGAATACGAGGATGAATAAAGTCTAAAAATTTATGAATAGCTGCACAAAAAGGCATCAGACGGTTGGTCCACTTTTCATACTTGTGATTGGGGTCGTCATCTAAATTATAGAATACATCCTTATCTTTTTCCCAAAAGCAAACTTTTTCTAGAATTGTATAAGGGCTGATCCAATGGTGTCTATAACCGCTTAAATATACTTTCATTTTTGTTTATCCCAGCTAGTAACAAAAGTTTTCATTTTATGTTCATCATTCCATGACTTGGCATAGTCGTTGTCTTTATCGCACAATGCAAGCATTTCTTCTTTGCTAACAACACGATGGCTAACAATAGTCTCACCCAAATGCACTTGGCTAAATTCATCTGCCTGTTCCATTGTGACTGTATCCAATGCCCATTCAGCTTTGCCTTTAGGTACTTCTACCATATAGCGTTGTCTAAATTGTGAAATACATTCTACAAGAACCAGTTCGGTTTCAACTTCTTGCTTTTTCATAATTGTGAATGATCCATCTTTATTGTCAACCCAATCTAAAGTATCGCCAACTTCCCAGCCCACTTCCGACATAAGTTCGTCACCAATAGGTAAAATCAAATCGCCGGTATCTTCATCTTCAACCAAAGTAACAATTTTGCTGTTCAACATCTTTTCCACTCCGTAAATTTAAGTTTTGCTTCAAGTCCAGAATAAACATTCTTGGATATAATTTTCAACGGTTCCAAATTGCTTAGAACCATGTCGTTAATGTCCTTCTCCTGTATAGTCTGAGGCCATATAACCACATTATAATTGCTACCAATGATTTTGTCAAGCACTCGGGCAACATCTTTATTGCGCGGCTGATTGTCCACAATCATAACAAGTTTATCTTTTGGCAAACCAATCGTTTCCATTTTACCGAAAGATGTGCCGCCTACTGCTATTGCGTTCGGTAAGAACAAACTATCAAGAGGCCCTTCAACTACATAAATTGGTTTGGTTTTATCAACATCATTCATACCAAATACAAGTACGTCGTCTTCTTTAATTTTGATTAGAACATATCTAAGTGATTCGCCCCGTAATGCTCTGCAGGTTACACCTGATAATTGACCAATACCATTATAGAAAGGAATAACCAATCTTGGTTCATCGGTTGTAATTTTGTCTTTGTACTTATCACTTAATTGTCCGATATCCTTCATGTTCTCGATGAAGTATAAGCGTTTAAACTTTTCTTTAGGGATTTTTCTTTTGATACAGAATTGAACTGCTTCGTGATCTTCGGGTAAAGTATCAAGCCTA